TTTTTTGCTCCAATTTTATTAGTGTTAAATTATAATGCAAATATAAACATTAAATTTAATTAAAAAAGTTTTTTTATTCGAAAAGTTTGTTTTAAGTTTGCGGTATCAAATCATAAAAATTTATCGAAAATGAAAAGAATTGAAGAGTTATTTAAAAAGTTCGACGGTATGACTGTTGAAGATTCTACCGTTGAAGAGCGTCACGAAATTTGGGAATTGTTATTTGAAAAAAAATTAATTTACGGTCCTGCAGAAAATATAGATAAGGAGCATCTCTGTTTAGGTAATTTTGAATTTTATTTTTGTGATCAAGATAATTTATTTGTTGTTGGATATCTTCCGTGTTCCGAAAATAACATCCCCTTCGAAGAATTCAAAACTCGTTTATCTCAATACAATGACTAACTCCGAATACCACTCCGACACGTCCAGTATTTCAAAATCAGGATTGGATAAAATCGAATCCAGTCCTTTAGATTACTGGTGGCATTATTTGCGTCCTGAACGCGAAACCAAAGAACCCACGAAAGCAATGTTATTTGGTACGGCTGTACACTTGGCTGTTCTTGAACCAAGCGAGTTTCTAAAAACATACGTTCCGATGCCTACAATTGACAAACGGACAAACGTAGGTAAGGCAGAATTCGCCTCGCTAACCGCTATGTGCCAAACTAACAATCAAGTTCTAATTGATGCCGAAGACTTCGAAACTGTAAAACGTATGCGTGATGCAATTTTCAAGCATCCAACGGCAAAATTATTATTTCAAAATGGTTTAGCCGAACAGACTTTCAAATTTCAAGAACCTAATACAGGTGCTAATTGTAAAATACGTCCTGATTGGCTAGACAATAATTCAGGTTTAGTTGTAGATTTAAAAACTACTGAAGACGCAACGCCTAATGGTTTTGGAAAATCAGCTTGGGAATACAAGTATTATAAGCAAGACCCGTTTTACCTTGATGGTTTGGAGGCGGTTGGAAATGACCGTTCTGGGTTTGTTTTCGTTAATATCGAAAAAACAGAACCATTCAAAATAGGTATTCATTACCTTGATAATCGAAGCAGACAATTAGGACGTGATGAATATTTAAGAAATTGCGAAACCTATGTAAAATGCCTTGAAACAGGAATTTGGCAAGGTTATGATGAAAAAATAAGTGAAGTATCATTGCCTAGTTGGGCGTTTAATAAATAAATCAATTAATTCTGGCGAGAAACGCTAATAAATTATGGAAGTATCAGGAAAAATAAAATTTATCGGGTTAACTGTCGATGTTGGCAGTTCAGGATTTCAAAAACGGGATTGTGTTGTCACAACTGACGAACAATATCCACAACACATTTTAATTCAATTCGTGCAGGATAAATGCAATCTATTGACGGGTTTTAATGTTGGTGAACCTGTTAAAATCGATATTAATTTGAGAGGTCGTGAGTGGACTAATCCACAAGGAGAAACCGTTTATTTTAATACCATTCAAGGTTGGAGAATTGTCAAGGTACAGCCAAATTATCAGCATCATGGACCTGCTCCAGCGCCTCAACCGACATATCCATCAGCACCCGCCAATTCGCAGTTTAATCAGTTGCCAAATCAACAGGCGGCTAATTTTGAAGAAGAACCAGATGATCTTCCATTTTAATCTAAAAATCAAATAATCAATAATATTAAAAAACTTATCAAATGAGTGAATTAGCAGTATTAAATGAATCACAGAGAGTTTCCGTATTCAACAGTATGGATTCGTTCCAGCAAGCACAACGAATGGTTGTGCCATTAATGCAATCGACAATGGTTCCTGAAGTTTACCGAGGTAGTGCAGCTAACTGTATGGTAGCGATGGAAATGTCGCACCGTGTTAAAATTTCCGTTCTGGAGGTTATGCAAAATATGCAAATCGTTAAAGGAAACGTAGGCTGGAAATCGGAATATGTAATCAATAAAATAAACGCTTCGGGCTTTTTCGAAGACGCTTTGGAATTTGTTTTTTCAGACGATAGGCAATCTTGTTATGCGATTGCTACTAGAAAATCGAACGGAAAACAGTTAAGAGGAACTACGGTAACGATGGTTATGGCTAAAGCTGAAGGATGGTTGGATAAAAACGGCTCTAAATGGAAAACTATGCCGGAACAGATGCTTATGTATCGTGCAGCCACTTTTTTCTGTCGTGTATATTGTCCTGAAGTTCTTGCAGGTGTGCAAACCTCGGATGAAATTATTGACATTGGATATGTTGAGCCTTCAAATAATTCAGCTATCGAAAAACTAAACAATATCGTAAAACCAGATTCCGAAGCGGTTGTTTATGATAATTTCGAAACCGTTCCAAAAAATTCAAACGAACCTATTCAAGCGGTCGATGAAGAAAAACCACCTGTTGAAGATGAAGACGATGATTTTTAAATAAATTTCTTTTGTAACTGAATTTTACCTATATTTACAACCGATAGGTTTTGATAAAAAATTTTTTTGGTTAGGTCATTAAACACGCTTTAGGGCGTGTTTTTTGTTTTACGATATGAAATAAAAAAACCGATAAAATTAATTATCGGTTTCTGAAAATTTAAAATATTTTATTCTGCGATTTCAAAGTGCATCCAATCATAATTTTTTTCACGACCCAAAGAAACGAATCCGTGTTTATAAAAAATATCAATCATTTTTTTATACTCTGGACGTGCAAATCTTGCTGTTTTGGAGGTTTCTTTCAACATATTTCTTTCAGGGTCTAAATCTACTGCAATACCCCAAGAATGACGGCTATATTCTGAGCCGCCTCGCATAACACGAAAATTAAAACAGCCTCCAAATTTATCAATTCCAAGCGATTTAATTTTTTCAATTCCGTATGTTTTTAGAATTTCAGTAAAAACCGCTTTAAATTTGTCAGCTACCAATTTATGACAACGCATTTTTAGAACTGGTTTTCCATCATAAATCATTGGATACGGTAAATCAATCATTACAAGATATTTTCCTTCTGGGTCTGGATTACCGTATTTTTTTATTATTTGAGCTGTTGTTATCATAATTTTAAAGTTTTTGAATAAATAACGTAACAATTGACGGCTGCATAACACTAACTGAAGGTGCAGAACTTGCTTTTGCTACCGATTCTAAAGATTCTGAAACTTCATTATTTCCAGTCGAAATAATTAATCTTCCTTGAAGCCCTCCAGACGTATTACCGCCTCCAGAACCATATCCTGTAAACGGAATTGAATTATTCACACTTCCTGAAGGAGTACCTATTCCTGCTCCAGATGGGTCATAACCTAAAGATACACGTCCATTTCTATTTTTAGTACCGTTATTTCCGTTGCAAATAGCCCAACCTATACGTTCATTAATACCTAAACCTGTACCGTCAAAATTAGCTGCTATATATGCACCGTCACAATCAACTTCTTTCACGTCTCCAGTCCTCCAAGTATTGTCATATAGCCATTTAGTACGATTTCCTAACTCCGTGGCTTGCCTGTTTGAAATCCCTCCTGCACCGCCTTCAACAGGATCGTTTGTTTCGAGTTGGTAAATTCCAGTTTCCCAAGTCGATGTTTCTGTTACGTTTGCCATAATTAAAATGAAATTGTCCAACTACCATTCAAAATGATGTCGGAATTTTTACTAATTAATTCTCTCGTTTTGCGGGCAAAAAGCGTGTTATCGGTACAAACTATACCGAATTCACGAATACCTATCCCGTTGGCATCCCCCGCCCCTAACTGGAAGTCAAATTTCACACTTGAAATCGTTGGATATGTTACCGTTCCGAGTGCCTTGGTAAATGCGCCTGTAATTGCCGTATCTGTTCCGACTGGAGCGGTTCCGTTTGTTCCAACGGATAATTTAGTCAATTGCTTGCCAGAAGTTGCAGCCCCTAACAAGTTAGTCACGGCAGTACGTCCACCATTCACAACTAAATTATTGTCCTGATATTTTTCTAAAATTTTGCCAGTTTTTGCGCAAATAATTTCAAGGTAAAACAACCCTTTTAAATTTCCTATTGTATCTTTCATTATGCGTTTGATATATTGATTGTTAATGAGTCGTTAGATTCAAGATATTTTTTTGTTCCATCATAATTATAAACTCCATCGTAAAAAAACGATTTATGTCCTAAATCTTCATCCAGCGAAGGTGCTTCATAAGTCACATCCAAAGTATCAAATAACTCTGGAATAGTGTCAAAGATACCTAAAGTATATGAAATTCCCTCAAGATAAGAGCGAACATTTTTATATTCACGAATTAATTTAGCTAAATTCGACTGTGAAACACCATCCAAACCTACTGTATCGCCTAATTCAGAATCGATTGAAAAACGGGCCCAATCAATTAACGGGTCACCCATATCGATTCCTTCGGTTAATGTAGCGTCAGTGTAACCACATATACGCATTGCTTCGCGAATTGCGTAAACAGTACCCATATAGCGTTTCAATTCAATAGCGCGCTTAATTATTTCTCTACGTTGCTCGTCATTTGTAGCCACTCCATAACCT